AACCCGCTTGCATAGTGCCGACTGCTAGCTCAGTCGTGGGGTTGGAGGGATCTTTGGCCGTTTCGTCCCAAACAGAAACGGCCCTCTTACACCAAAATATGCAAAAAGAAAACGTAACAATCGACACTATTCTTGACTGGTTTAGGGAGGCGGTAAAAACGAGAAATCCTATCTCCGCAAATATTTGGATCGAGAGCAGCTTGAAGCTGAATATCCTTGTTGAAGAGCTAGACGATGCGATTGCTGAAATTGAAGGGGAGATGGCAAGGATTGAGGGGGAGCTGATTGGAGAAGGTGAAACGGCTGCGGCTGCAAAGAGAATCTCAAAAGGGAAGGTTGCTTATACGGAATATTTGAAAGCGAAAGGGAAGCGGAAACGAATAGAGGAGTTCATCAGACTTTCTAAGAAACAAGCCCAAATCTTAAGCCAGAGGCAGGAGTTTTAATATGTACCCTTCGACAGCCGGCTACAAAAAGGAAGGAACGAGCAAAGAAGCAGCATTAAGCATTGACGCTTCTACCCTAAGAGCAAAGGCTCTACAGGTTATTGCTTCTTCTCAGGGTTTAACCGCGGATGAGGTGGCTGAAAAGATGAATATGTCCGTCCTTTCTATCAGACCAAGAGTAACGGAATTAAAACGAATGGGGAGGATAGAAGAAACGGGCGTTACAAGAAAGAACCAGAGTGGGAGGAATGCGGCGGTCTATCGGATCAGGGCCGTAGAGGGTCAATTGCAAATGTTTAGTCTTAAACAGCAATTTTAGGGGTGTAGTGTAACGGCAACACGGAGGCCTCCAAAACCTCAAAAGCAGGTTCGAATCCTGCCGCCCCTGCCAAAAATATATGCACATCGTAAACGACAAGCTCATCACGTTCATTGATCCGTCCGACATCGAGCCTGAGGCAATGCAGCAGCTCAAAAACACGGCCAGCTTACCATTCATCTATCATCACGTCGCAGCCATGCCGGACTGCCATTTCGGTATGGGTGCCACAGTAGGCTCTGTGATCGCTACAAAGGGGGCCATCATGCCGGCTGCTGTGGGGGTTGATATTGGGTGCGGGATGATCGCCGTGAAGACCAAATTCAAAGCATCAGAGCTGCCGGACGACCTGAAATCAATCCGCGTTGGTCTTGAACGCAGGGTGCCGCTTGGGGCCGGTGGGCGGAACAGCAAGATGACAGACACCGCATTGAAGCGGGCAGAGAATCTTCTCCGAAGGGCAAAAGATTATTACTCAGAGCTTGATAAGAAATGGGATCTTGCCCTTGGTTCACTTGGATCGGGTAATCATTTCATCGAGATCTGCCTTGATGAGAATGATCAGGTCTGGTGTGTTTTACATTCCGGCTCGCGTGGAATTGGAAACAAACTTGCGCAGATGCATATCAAAACCGCACAAAAGCTCATGGAGGATTATTTCATCAGTTTGCCGGATCAAGACCTTGCTTACCTGATTGAGAATACGCCTGAATTTCGGGCTTATATCGAAGATCTTTTATGGGCGCAGGATTTTGCCTTGTTTAATCGTGAAGAGATGATGGATCGAGCCATGACAGAGCTTAGCTATACCATGTACGGGGAGAACGGACACCAGCATGAAATCGAGTTAGAGCGGATCAACTGCCACCACAACTTCACGCAGCTTGAAAATCACATGGGGCAGAATGTCTGGATTACGAGAAAGGGTGCAATTCAGATGCGAAAAGGTCAGCTTGGAGTTATCCCAGGTTCTATGGGAACCAGAAGCTATGTCGTTTCAGGGCTTGAGAATGTCGCGAGCTTCCACTCAGCTCCACACGGCGCAGGACGCAGAATGTCACGCAAAAAGGCAAGAGAATCGTTCTCAGTTGAAGACCTCATTGAGCAGACAAAGGGCGTTGAGTGTAGGAAAGACGCTGCGCTCCTTGATGAGATTCCTGCCGCTTATAAAGACATTGATCAGGTCATGGAAAACAGCAAAGAGCTTGTTGAGATCAAGCACGTTTTACGCCAGATCGTGAACGTAAAGGGAAGCTGATTGAGGTCAAAAACATGACAAAAACACAAAGAAAAAACCTCGATAAACATCTAAGAGAAGCCTGCTTCGCCAGAGACGGCTACCGGTGCGTGCGGTGCGGAAGAACGGATTCTTTGGCCCCAAGCCACATCTATCCCAAAGGAAAGTATCCAAGCATGCGCTACGTCTTGGAGAATGTCAAAACCCTCTGTTACGGCTGCCACATTCACTTCTGGCACAAAAGCCCAATAGAGGCTTGGGAGTGGATCAAGACAGCCTTACCAGCGGCTAGGCTGAAACGCCTTAAAAAGCTATCCCAGACGAATACAGGCCTGAAAAAAGTCTACGTTTACGAACAAATAAAATCTGAGTTAGAGGCAGCGAAGGAAATGTTCATATGAAAACCAAAATCTACATCACAGAGCACGCAAAAGAGAGGATCGCCAGACGGTTGGGGACGCGCCCGGACAAACACGGAAAAATGGCCAGGAAAGCTCTTTTGAGCAACGAAAGAGTGCCCATCAAGTATGCTCATCGATTCATCAAACAAGAAGGGCGGGTATACAGGTTCTTCTCTGGTTGTGTTTTTATCTTTGATCCAAAGGGACCGTCCGGTTATGCACTTGTCACGGTGGTAAATCCCAAAATGGGAGACGGTTTACTTGAAGCCCTTGACAAAAACAAAAAGAGGGTCGACCAAGAATTGAGTTCTGAAAAACTGCTATAGTACAGATAGGCCGTGCTTTCGACACAACGTCGGGCGCGGTTTTGTTTTTTTGTGGGGACTTAAAACGCGCACAGATTACGTTATAGCCTGATCCATTCTTGGGCTATCTCGATACTGTGTTGCTGAGGAGTAATCCACCTCAAAACGAGCCGGCGTAAATCCGGTGAATGGCTGCCCCTTGCTATCAGCTCTGTCTGGATTATCAGAGACGCGAGGGGCTGAAAATAAAACATCAAACACATGAATCGACCTAAAACAAATTTCGGCCAGACACAAGAGACAGACCAGAAAAAACAAATGATTGAACGGGGAATTATCCTGATCAATCAAAACTTCACGGATGATTTACTGGATTACGCGTACTTCGCTATCCACCAGATCATGGAGAACCGGTATCTGGACAGCATCAAGGTTTATATCAACAGCAATGGCGGGCAGGTATCAACCCTATTCCCGCTTTATGATCTTTTAATCAGCGCAGGAAAGCAGAAACCGGTTGAAACCTACATCACAGGGAAAGCCTATAGCGCAGGCGCAATTCTCGCCTTAGCAGGAGGAAAACGCTTCGCGCATAAGCACAGCATGATTCTGCTGCACGAGGTTTCAGACAATTTCGGATACCAGAAAAACACGCAAATTCAGCACGAGGCAGAATGGATCAACCAAATCAACGAATCTCTTAAGCAAATCATCAAGGACCGGACAAAGATGACAACCGCCCAAATAGAGCAATACATGGGAAGCAATACAGACATTTTCATCACAGCGCAACAGGCCAAGAAATACGGGATTATCACACAAATTATCTAATATCTTAACCGTTCTGTGCCTTCTTCCGCCGCGAGGCGGTTTACAACCTATCCGTATCCCTGAGTGTAACCTGCAACGGGTATGGTCCACTTGGGGGCGGAATAAGGCGCAGACCACATCTATGCCAATGGCACCAAAAGAAGAGGCCAAGCAAGAACCAAAAGACTACCGAGCTATCGCTAAGAAGCAGAAGATCGAAGAACTCGAACGCCAGGTGATTGACGATGAGAAACAGCTCATGGTGGCAGACTATCTTGAGCAGATTGTTGTTCCGGAACAAGAAGAAGAGCTTGACGGAATGAAAAAGGATTTAGCTGAGGTTGAATCCAAACGCCAGTCCCTTGAGCTCAGCCACAAGAAAGAAGATCGCGAAACAAAAAAACAGCTCAGAGAAGACGCTCAGAAGCTGAGCATCGAGATTACAAAACTTGAGGGGGTAATTGAAGATTCTAAGAAGAAAATTCCGCTTGGAAGGGAAGCGGCAGCAAAACGCCGAAGACAGCTTGAGTTCTTCAAGAAGAATTTCTAAATGGTATGGAAATCAAACCACCAGAAGCAAAACCAGATCATCATAAATCCTGCGAGTGCGAGAAGTGCTTGATTCAAGAGCTAGTAAGTTTACAGGACAGAAAGACATATATTTTGCGACGCTTAGGGTGGACGAATTGGTGATTATGCCTGAAGTAAAAGCCACAAAACCTCAGCCAATCATTAAAAGAGTACAGGTGCTGATGCGGCCCCACATAATAGAAGACGAGCTTGTTTGTTATTACAGGGGCGTATTCGATAAGCCAGTAACCATGAGGAGCGGTGAAACGCTAGAGGTAGAAATGACTTATGTCCAAGAAGACTGAAAAACCAAAAGAAACAAAGAAAAAGAAGCTCAGCCTCAGGCAAGAGAGATTCTGTCAGCTCTATGTATCAAAGGACTTTTTCGGTAATGGAACTCAGGCTTATATCGAGGCTTACGAGCCAGATCAAAGCAAGAAGAACTGGTATAACACCGCCAGAGCCGTTGCTAGTGAGATGTTAACAAGACCTAGCATTTATAACCGAATAAATGAACTACTAGACGACGCGGGCTTTAACGACGCAAACGCAGATAAGCAGCTTCTATTCGTCATAAATCAGCACGCCGACATCAAGGCGAAGAGAGCCGCCATCGCTGACTACAACAAACTAAAGCAAAGAATCACTGACAAGGTTGAACACACCCTTTCTCCGGAACTCGTTGAAGCCCTAAACAAGGTTCAGAAAGTCCTAAATGACTGATTATGTGTGACCAGTGCAGCAAGCGATCTGTTGGCGTGATTATCCGCGGGAAGCTCCGACTGTGCATAGGATGCTTCACGACTTGGAGTAAAGAGGACGAACAAACCTTTAACCATTGAGACCCTATGACCTACGCCCAATTCAAAGAGCATCTAAAAAAGCACGGCGTGACGAAAGCGAGAACGACTCAAGAGTTTCGCACCGTTCCAGCAGGAACAGAGCTACTGTTCGCCTCATACGAGGAAGGTATTTCTTCTTATGACGAAGATACAGGCAACACGGAGGAATACAATTTTGATCATCAATGGGCCTGGAACAACTATCTAGGCGAGTTCATCCTTGTTGACCCTGGCTTTCCCTACGACGATTACCCTTTTGACATTAAGGTGGGAGACCTCGTTGACATCAGCCCGAACATGAAGAACCATCCTCACTTTGCTTGGTGGCAAGAAAAGAAACAGGAAATGGCTGGCGCGTGTGGTTTAGAGGTGAGATGGAGTTCCTTTGCAGAATATATTGTTTACACCGAAGACAAATCAGAGTGGTTCTATATTCCCTGCATCTACGTCCGCAAGCATATCCCAAAACCAGAGGAGACGGTGGAGATGACGGTGGCGGAGATTGAGAAGAAGCTGGGCGTGAAGAACCTTAAAATCGTCAAAGAATAGATATGCAAGACCTAACGTTATTCGCAGGAGTGTTCTTGGTGGTGTGGCCTGTTATTCTTCTGTTCTTCCTGCCAGCGGGTGTCTTTTTTGACGATGACACAGATCCTCTTAAATGGCTGGTAATCGCTTCTGCTTTCCCCGCCCTCGGAGTGGGCCTAATCGCAATATCTTTATAAAGACCCTATGAAAAAATCAACTCAAATCTGGCTGTACGGGCTGGCCATTTATTTCTTCGCTGGTGTTATTACCGTGGTGCAGGAACACAGCTTTATCGCATCCCTCGGCCTTACCTTCCTTTTGGCGATGTGGGCCGTATTCGTTGCCGAAAAATTAAGCGGAGAATTATGACCAAACTAGAATACATCAAACAGAAGTGCGCTGAGGCACGCTTAGAGGCAATAGGAGAGCCAGTCTATCGCCTCGCCGACGTTCTGATGGCGATAGGATTAAAAGGAGTAGCTATTATGGGTACAGGTGAATTTTATAATGAACGATTCGGGCAAATAATGAGAGCAGGCGTTAGGTGGAACCTTCTCTTATCCCTAGACGACCAGAAGCCAGAGGTTCACGACTTTATCGCGAATGTTTTGGGGTATGAAGACCAAAAATAAGACACAGGAAATGCCCCCCAAGCCTGATTATGTTGGGACAGATGAGTACAAAAAGTTCTTGCTCGACACCCAAAAACACATCCACCAAGCCCAGCTAGAGCTTCTTGAGGAGGTGATTGATACTTATGTTACAGTTTTCCCGCCAAAAGAAGATTCAACACTGAAAGCTGATATGGCTGGTTATGCCTTAGAGGGAGGTGATCATAGAAATGACGGCTGATTCATTTAACGAGATTTCTAAGTTCGCGCCCTATGAAAAAGGTGATACTGTTAAGATTACCGATGGTGCACGGCAGACAATCGCATTTAAGTTAAGATAAAACCATGCTATACTAAAGGAAACACCCGTTGCAGGCGGGTGTTTTTATGTTGATACCTACTTACGCGACCCCCAAAACCGATAAAATCCTGCAAATCTACTCTTTCAAAACGAAAGAGGGGCTTCTTTACAATGACATGATTACTCCTTGGCAAAAGGTAATCATGGAGACGATATTGACGCGCAAGGCCCCGGACGGGAGCGGCAAAAACAGAATCCACATCATGGCGCATACCCGATACGGGAAGTCTCTGGCTGTGGGTGCGGCTGTTGCTGTGAGAGCCTCCTCCTGTTCCGAACCTTGGGTTATTCTTGCCGGCACCAAAGAACAGGCCCAGATTATCATGGATCACGTTATTCAGTTCGTCACCAATGACCCTTTAATGCGCTCTATGTTGGTCCAGAGCGCAGATAACATCATCAAAGACCAAAAGAAGCGAACATACATCACATTCGCGAATGGGGGCAGTGTGCGCGCATTTACGACCGGCCCGGACGGGGACGCTGTCATGGGCCAGGGCTGTAAGAACGTGATCCAGGATGAATCGGCCCTGGTCTCAGACAACGCCAACTCAAAGGTTGAGCGTATGCTTGGTGACGATCCGCACGACAATTTTCTTGTAAAAATCGGGAACCCTTTCAACAACAACCATTTCAAACAGGCATACAAAAACGAGAATTATTTCCACATAAATATCGATTACAGGGTGGGGCTACACGAGGGGCGACTAACAGAACAATTTTTGGCTGAAAGACGTTCTCAGCCTAACTTTTCAGTGCTTTATGAAAATCTTTTCCCAGATGATGAGGCCGCGGACCAACATGGTTATCTCCCCTTGATCACACAGGCTACGCTTGAAAGGGCTATGATCGACGGTGATTCTGTTCAGAAGGTAGGTACTCCACTTGGTGGGGCTGATCCAGCGGACGGCGGTAGTAACGAGGCCGTGATCTGCAAGAGGTGGATGAATGTAGCAGAAATTGTACTCAGAACAACAGAAATGGACTCTGTCTCATTTGCGACACCTGTCGCGCATGAGACAAGGGATTGTTTCCAGGTTGGCATTGATGTCGTAGGGGTTGGCTCCGGCACTTACAACACGCTCAAATATCAGCAAGGAACAAAGGAAAGAATGATTCCCGTCCGGTCCGGTGAACCGGTTCCAAAAGACATTGAAGACCGCGATCTCTACAAAAACCTCCGCGCATATATCTTTTGGCAAGTGAAGACTTGGTTAGAATCTGGCGGAAGGTTGGTCCGGTCTGAGGTGTGGAAGGGGTTGCTTGATGTTCGATACAAGACAAGCGTGGATGGCAAAATTCAAATCATCAGCAAGGACGAATTAAAGAAATATTATCAAGTGGATGATCTTGGTGTGCCTGATGCTCTTAGTTTGACCTTTGCTCCGAGGAGGAAAGTTTACACAGCTAAGGGTCCAGTTGGAGGAGTCAATCCGTTGGGGGGAGCAGTCTAGCCCTTGACAAAAAACAAAAACAGATCGACCAAGAACGGCCCTCAAAAAATACTGTATGATGGAAGCACAAACCCGTTGCAAAGGCGGGTTTGTTTTCATTCCCGCCGCCGCGCGGGATTTTTTTGTTCAAAAATGGACTACTCAGAAAAAGCAAAACTAGCTCTAGAGAAATATCAGGCCGAAAAGCCTGCTGCTCTTGAGTATCAGCAACGCAGACATCTTGATTGGACGGAAAACTACCTGCTCTACCGCAACCGCGTGGCAATCAACCGCCTTACTCAGCGTCAGGAGGTAAGTATTCCCCTGATGAAAGAGACCATCAGGACCATTCTGGCCAAGATCGACGAAGACCCAGACGTTTATTTCGAAGACTTGGGCGGAGATTTAGACAAAGAGATCGTTATTAACGAGCTTTTCGAGAACTTCAAGAAAGAGAATCAGATCAGCCTGCTTGATCGTGTTGACAAGAAACAGGTCATGCTCTACGGCCGAAGCCACAGGAAACTGAACTGGGACGGGGAAAAAGTGACTTTAGAGCTGAAAGATCCGTTTGACATCTTGGTTGATCCAAAAACCCTCCCTTACGACATCGACAGTGCGCGATTCATCATCGAAACGGGGATATTGAAGCCCCTAGAGGAAGTTATCCACGACGAACGATACGACCAAGAAGCAAGGGACTTGCTCAAAGAGCGATATACGCCAAACCAGACCAAAGGAGAAGTCATCACTTCAAGAACAGAGCAGGAGCAACAGGATCGAGACGAGCGAATGACGCAAATGGACGTTGACAGTGATCAGAATTTCGCGGGGTCAGAGATTATCTTATCGCTTGATCAGCACTTTACTTACCTTTGGGAAGAAGAAAAAAAGGAATACGTCCGTTATGTCTCAGTTATCGCTGATTCCGACGTGGTTCTGTCTTGTAAACCACTCAAAGAAGTTCTTGGCGTAGATAATTTCTGGCCTTTTGAATCGTGGGCCGACGATTTGGAGGCAACAGACTACAACAGCGACGCGGTGGCCGACATTATCCGGCAGCCCAACAAGATCATCAATACATGGCTATCACAGGAGATCGAAAACAGGACATTGGCGAACTTCGGCATGAACTTCTATGACAGCACGATTGAAGGATTTGAGCCTGTTGCTTGGGACCCGCGCCCGTTTGGGTGGTATCCGTTGCCAGGAAAGCCTAGCGAGGTGCTTGAGCGGGTAAACGTAGCCCCGTTTCCGGGCAACATGGAATCAATCAATTACTTGATCGGACTTGTTGAGAAGGCCACAGCATCAGGCGCAGTTGAGAAGGGATCTCTTTCGGATGAAAAACGAACCCTTGGTGAGATTGAAATTACGGTGGCAAAAGCAATGGAGCGGATCAATAGCATGACACCGTTCTACCGTCTGTGCTGGCAGAGAACGGCCGAGAAGTGGCGACAGATCATGGAAGCGAACGTTGATAACAAGAAAAAATTCAAGCTCTACAAAAAAGGTTATGACGGTCGCATGCAGGAGGCGGTCATAAAAAAGAGCCAGTGGACTTCGAAGAAAGGCTTCCGTGTCCGCGTTGAGAACAAGCGTCAACGAGAAGCTGAAGACGCAAACGAATTGAATAACATGTTCGCGATTCAGCAGAAGATTCCAAACAACCCTCCACTTGATGCAGCAATCCGAAGAAAAGCCCTGAAAACTTTGGGCCTCAGCCCGGAAGAGATTAGGGAAATCGACGAGTTCGAGAAGAAGAAGGCCGAAGAGATGAGGAACGCCCCGCAAGCAGGTCAACAGTCTAATCCAATGAATCCGGCAGGACCATTACCGGCCCAGCCTATACCCGTCTAGATATGAAAATCAACACATTTCTCCAGAAACTAGGGATCAAAGGTTATGACGAACTGAGCCCACAGGAGCGGCAGACTTACGACCAATATCAGCAGCTCATGGAAAGAGAAGTCACACTAGACGACCTAAAGAAGATGATTCCCACGCTCATTTCGATGCTTGATGAACAGCTACTGAATCCGGAAAACAGCAAAGAAACCGACTTGTTCTTAAAGGCGAGAATCAAGAATCTGAGAGACCTGAATGCGTTTATCACGTTGCCGGAGCGTAACCGGAAGGCTCTACAGGCCACCTTTGAATCACTCTTAAAAATTAAATCTTAATAGGCAAAAAACCTATGAATGAGCAAGCAAAAGCAGAGCTTACGCCGCGCGATTTCCGTCATTTCGAGGAACTACTTGGCAAAGGTATGTCAAGCCTTGAAATGGCTGATTTGCAAAGCCTTCAAGCACGCCGAGTCTACCTGACCAAAGAAACTCAGGAACGCTTGGACGCGGAGCTTAAAAGGCGAGGTGCGGGCAAAGCCACCAAATCAGAAGGTGGTGAATCCGACCCACTTGCAGAGCAAGTCGCTGGAATGAAAAAGGATCAGCTGGTTGAAGAACTCGAAAAGAGGGGCGCAACCATTGATTCCACTGCCAAAAAGCCGCAACTCGCAGCACAGCTCCTAGAGCTGATGAAGGCAGAAGTATAAAAACAGAAACAAAAACAAAAATAGTTCTTTACACCTTGAAAAGTAATCTGCCAAACCCTGCGTTGAGTAGCCAAAAACAAGCATCTACTCAATCAGGACGGCAAAACGTTTTATGTCCCAAACTCCAAACAAAAGTGACGGAGAAGTTCAAGTGAATCTTGATCCGAACCAAACCACTCCAAACGGAACGGGAAACCCGCAGGAGCCAAGCGGTCAACAAACTCCACAGACCAAGGACGGAATCGATTACGAGGAAAAATTCAAACAATCATCTAGCGAGGCCCAGAGACTTCTAAAAGAGAATGAAGAACTCAAGAAATCGCTAGAAGAAAAGAACAAACAGACACAAGAAAACCTCCGATCATTCCAAACCCAACAGTCTGCGCAACCCGCTGCACAGGGAGAAGCCCCAAAAGCATCTCCTCTCTCCGAAAAGGAATTGGCGGTACTGGCAAAAGCATACGACCGCGAAGTCTTCAATGACGAGTGGTCAAAGGTTATCGCTCGATATCCTCACCTCAAAGGCAAAAAAGCTGAATTTAAGGCCTACGCCTACAAGGACGAGAATCTATCGACACCGACAATCGCTCTTGCCGCGCAGTTCATGATTGACAATAACCTTGTCTCTCAGACCAAGGAAGAAGAGGAAGAAGAAACAAAAAAAGGTTCTCCCGCTCTTGAACAAACAACTGGTGGCGGATCAAAAATCCCCCCAAAGAAGCTAACCACAGAAGAAATTGCTCGCATGCGGACAAATGATCCAAAGCGATATGCTGATGAGCTTCGCAAGGGGAACATCCAAAAAGCTCTCAGTTAGAGCCGTGCAGTAGGGTCTTAATCAGTCAAAAAACAAAAAGACCTTACTTATATGGACAGTTTCGCAACAGCATTGGCGGAGAAATTCGCCTCCCGCGCACTCGAAATCTTTTTCGAGGAAGCGGTAACCCCAATGATCACCAATACTGATTATGAGGGGGAAATTAGGGATAAAGCATCCCGCCTGAACATTCTTACTCTGGATGAAGATCAGGGGATTCAGAACTATAACGGTTCTGATCTGACAATGGGTAACGTTGAGGAATCAGAGGCCACCCTCGTTACCGACCAGCAGAAAGCCTACTACTTCGGCGTTAAAAGTCTTGATAAATTCAAGTCTTATGTCGAAGACCCAGCTAACGCAGTCATGGCTCGAAAAGCTGGAGAACTGCAGGAAGAAGTCGATTCTTACGTCCTTGGCTTGCATGGCGACGTTGCCGCAGGTAACCGCGTAGGAACCGACTATACCACGGGAACAGTTACCGTAACCGTTACCACCGGAGCAGTCACAGGAAGCGGAACGACCTTTACCGCGGCAATGGTTGGCAAGCCGTTCAAGGCTGCTGGTCACACCAAGTGGTACCGCGTGAAGTCCTACGCTTCCGCTACTTCAATCGTGATTGAAGACGACAGCGACGACCTCACAAGTGCCTACACAGGTGGTGCGATCGGCGCAGGTGCTTCTTACACAATCCAGGCAGCAACCGCCCTGCAGGTTACAAAATCCAACATCTACGCAAAGATTGTTGAGCTTCGCACAAAACTGAACCAGAGCAAAACCCCTAAAAAGGATCGTTGGCTCGTGGTTCCGGCTGATATCGAAGCTCTCTTGCTCAATGCGCCTGAATTTACTCGCGCGACAGATTCTGACACAGAAATCATCAAAAATGGTTTCATCGGACGAGTCGCGGGGTTTGATGTTTACAGCAATGAACAGATTGCTGGAGACAGCACGGACGGTTTCCATGTTCTGGCTGGTCACAAATCAGCGATTACTTTCGCGATGGCCTTCACGGAAAGCGAAATCGAACCTTTCTTGAAAGGTAATTTCGGGAAAGCCTACAAGGGCTTGAACGTCTACGGAGCGAAAGTTATCGACGAACGTCGAAAGGCTCTCGCGGAAGGATTCTGGAAGTTATAACCCAATTGAGGGGCTAGGTGGTTAAATCCGCCAGCCCCTCTTTGGCTTGAGTGAAATATGCAACTCACAGCTCAGATCAAAGAGATAAAACAGGACCGCATCAAAGCATCAGGAGAGCACTTCTTCGATGTCTGCGTTCAATTTTTCGACAAGAAGACGAAAAAGCTGCACGTCGAGAAGCGACTGGGTTTTCCTATCGAATCAACGGAAGAAGAGATCACCTCTGAGATTTCAAAGCATGCTCGCATGCTCGAATCCGAAGCCAAGTCAGCAGCCGATGAAAAGGTCCGCGTCGAAGCAGAGAAAAAGGTCGACACAAAAATCAAAGGATTAACTGGCAAAGAAATCAAATAGATATGTTGAAGATTAAACAAAAAGCAAAGTTTGGTCTCGGGGAGAACTTCGAGTACCAGAAGCGACATTGTTCAGTCTGTGCTAGCGGCCAAGATTGTCCTGAAAAGGGGACCTTTCACGGTGAATTGCAGCCTTTATTCCAGCCAAACGCATTTACTCAGTTTCTCGTAAAGAACGGCTTTCTAAGCCCGCATATTCCAAAGATCCCGGGCCTCATGGGTAGCTGGGGAGAAAAAATGATGATCGCGAACCTGATCACAGACGCGGGTAAAGCCGGTGCTGCGAGCCGAATAAACGGGGCTGGCTCGGAAGCCGCATTTACTTACTTAGCTATCGGTACGGGAACAACTGCGGCCAATGCTTCTGACACCACTCTTGAAACGGAGATCACTACAGGCGGGGGAGAGCGGGCAGCCGCAACGGCTTCACGTGTCACGACTGACGTGACCAACGACACCGCGCGACTTGTTCTGACATTTAGCTTCACGGCTTCATTCAGCGTGACAGAAGCGGGTGTTCTCAACGCGGCCTCTGGTGGTGTTCTCTTGAATCGTCAGGTGTTCACAGCCGTTCCTGTTGTGAATGGGGACAGCTTGCAAGTCACGATCGATGTTGACGTAGATTAGGCCTTGATCTAGCCCCTGTCCTTCGGGGGTTAGGCTGAACGCCTTATGAACCCAAAACGCGAAAACGTATCGAAGAAGAATCAGGGGCAGTTTGAATGCCTCAGTTTTGCGTGGTTTGAAAAGCAGCAAAATAGACTTCTGTGGCTATCCAATCATTGGCTGACGAAACGTTTTTTTCGTTGGGTCCTTCGCATCAACAAGGATCTTTTACCAAATGAGCAGATTGATCTTCTAATGCCTCACGCTTACCGCGTCCCACTTGGGTTGCAGAAAATCAAAGGGAAGTGGATGTACGCCTATCGCTGGGACTTCAGAACTCACATGAAGTTCTCAAAGCGTCTCTTTTACGCTTTCCGCCCGTTCTGGGCGATGCTTCATTTTATTGACTGGCTGGCTCTAGATAGGTTTCAGGCGCTGAATAAATGGTCTTTCGGGTTTGCTACGTACACTTTCAATCCTGATGCGCACGCAGAAACCACCTCTGTTGACGGGTATGTAGGAAATGCCCCTGCAAGCTCTAACTTCGCAACTGTTCGTGGGGCAGCAACAGGAACGACGGCAAACGATTCGTCCTCATCAGCTCAAGTTCCTGAGGTCACATCAAGTGGTGGTGCTTTCAATATTTATAGGGCGTTTGCGTTATTTGACACCTCTTCGCTTGGTGATTCGGATGTCATTGCCAGTGCGACGATTTCGTTCATGCATTCATCAAGCGCTAAATCTAACTCACCTGCTGGTGCCATCGTTATTACTAGTTCTAATCCAGCATCTAATACGGCGCTTGCAACCGGGGATTATGACGCTTTTGGCACTACAGAGTTTTCTAGGGTAAACATCGCAACCATTCCTGGCCTAGATCAATATATCGATTTCTCGCTTAACTCAAGCGGAAAATCCAATATTTCAAAAACAGGGGTTTCAAAATTCTGTTTAATGATTAGTTATGATTTTGATAATAGCGACCCAGGAGCAAATAGCAACCTTAGTACAAAGGGTATTTATTTTGCGGACCAGACCGGTACATCAAGCGACCCTAAGCTGGTTGTTGTTACTGGGACTGAGTACACAAAGTCATTAACGGAAACAGTGACCTTGAATGATTCAATTATCCGCGACACAAGCAAGGTATTTAAGGAGACGGTGACGCTTGTCGATTCGATGAGAAAATCGTTATCTCGCAGGATAACGGAAACGGTGACATTGGTTTCTAGTATCACGACAGCGCGAATATATTCAGAGCACATTACGGACGCAATTACGCTTGTTGATACTGTTCGGGCCCGTATCAGCGCGAAGGTTCTTAAGGAAGCTGTTTCTTTGTCTGATTCTATCTCTAAACAGGTTCAGTACGTTCGATCTCTTGTTGAATCAATCACTCTTGCAGATGCGATTTCTGTTGCTCGTTTGTATGCTAGGTCGTTTGTGGAGTCCATTTCTCTTACGGATAGCTTATCCAAAGTCGCTCAATTTGGCCGCCACCTCGTTGAAACGATCAGCCTACGCGATCGCCTTTATGGGATTCTCAACGGGGTGAACATGAAGTGGAGGCAGAAATACCAGAATACCGCTGATTCCTGGAGCAACAAATACAGCGAAAACGAAGGCGACTGGGTAAACAAATACGAAGACGTTTAGATATGGAGCTATCAATGCTAACAATTTCGGCAGAGGACTTTATCCAGGGTGCTTCTTTTAGCAAAAGAATCTCTCTTGGTGGCCTAAGCCCAGAAGATAAGGGGGTCAACTTGTTCAAGGAGCAGGCTACTGTTCTATACCCACAGCCCCTACCGGTAGATATTACGGGCCTTGAGGATGACGCTATCGAGATGATCCTTGACCCTGAGTTCGGCGGGAACGACGCTTTTATCCTTGATAAGTCAGGAAAGTTTTACACATTGGACGGCACAACCTTAACCAAGAGGCAGACAGACGCGACAAATACCTATGTTTTCGGAACATCTAAAATGGTTGTCTTTAAGGGGGACGTATACGCCAGTTCTCAGGGTGATATTGCTCTTTTGGATGGAACCAATCTAAGCACGCTCGATCATGATTGGTGGACCAATACCAAATCAAAATCAGCTCTGCAGACAGACCAGCGACATGATTTGGTTGTTATCGAAGATACTCTCTATATACCGGATGGTAACTCCATTCACACATGGGACGGGACCACGGCCGTTGAAGATGCAATTCAAATCCCAACGGACATGAACATTATTACAGCAACCAAGCACCCTAACGGGCGTGATCTTATCGTATTTGCCTCTCGCTCTAAAAACTATTCTCACACGCTACGAGTAGAGGCTAGAGTTTATGTTATCGACACAAACACGAGTGAGTTTATCAGCGAAACAAGTCTTGATGATCAAGTTGAGGGTGTTATTGATGTTGGTGGTGGATATTTTATTACTTCTGGTGATGTTTTTGGCATTTTAAACGGGTCTTCAGTTGATTTGATCCGAAAGATCACCAAGCCATCTACCGCAGCCGTCTACAAGCCTAAAATGACTAATTTTGATGGTGTTGTCATGGTGGTTGATAACAATGCGGTTTTGGCGTATGGGGACCTGAACGGTCTTGGGGATATTCCTTTTTACCCTTACTACAACAACGATAATCAGAATGAAATCAAGGCGATTTTGGCGATTGGAAGCAAACAACTGCTTGTGGCCTATTCTACGAACACACTTAAAAAGCTTGATTTCAACAACTCAGATGGTGTTGCGCGTGCAAAGACCGGCAAGCTGAAGTTTCCAGGCAAGGTGTGGATTAGAAAAATAGAAGTATTCCTTGAATCTGCGTTATCGTCCGGCTCTCAACATAGTCTTTTGATCGCGAATGAAGCTGGCAGCGAACAGTCGTTGGGTTCGATGAATTACAGTAGTGATGGTGCGATAAAGAGCAAAGAATTTTGGTGCAACATGTTGCTTAAGGAGTTGAATTTTGTTGTTAGCTGGCTTGCCGTCCCTAAAGGCGTTAAGCGTATTGATATCTATTATGAATCAGGAGAATAACCAACAACTTCCCACAAAAAATAAGATGATCGCAAAAGAGACCTATCCTGGGGAAAATCATCTTGCAAACCTCACGGGATATATCAGAACAGTTGATACTGCCCCAACATATACGCCCAAGACCTTTTTTCAGGGACTTGTTCTTTATGCGAATGGGGCGACCTACCGGCTCTATATATACGATTTTGTTAACAAAGCTTGGCGATACCTCGCTCTAACATAGATATATGAATTTTGGAGAATTTAGAACAAACCTACTTGACTCACTAAGTGTTTCGGCTAGTGACGTATTCTTTTCTACAGATTATCTCAAGCGTGTGGTAAATAGAGGCATTAAGTGGGCGGCTGGTCTCTATGATTGGCCACACACAGAGAGTGCTGTTATTAGAGATAGCGAAGCTGGTCAGGAGTACGTCAACATCCCTGAAAACTTCAAGAGGGATAGTATTACACACGCAGTTTACGATGGGAAACATTATGAATATGTCAACTGGGAAGACTATCAGATTTATAAAGAGAATGAAGGTGTAAACGCGACGGATAAAAACTGTAGCGATTACGGAAACAAGCTGTTCTTTAACCCAACGCCATCATCAACGATTGTTGGTGGTATTGAGATTTTTGGTCATGCAATTCCATCTGATTTAACGGGTGATTCAGATGTAACGATCTTTCAGGGTGATACAGAGATCGAAGAAGCGATTTTAAAGTGGTGTGAGGCTCAGTGTCTCAAAAAACAGCGTGGAAGCTACTTTAATGCGGGTGTCGCGCAAGAAGAGTTGGCTAAAAAAGACCTAAGTATTATTTGGGATAAAATCGCTAAAAAGCAGTCGAAATATAAGAACAAGGGCCGTAATATGTTTAATCCCGTTGTAATTACCCGGCGAGGTTCTGGGTACAAAACGGGGTCATTTAGAAGTTGCTAAAAAAATATGATTATTCCACCAAACCTAATACCAACCGGTGTAAAAGCTGTAACTAATCTATTTAAAAAGGATCGAAACAGAGACCCTATTTTGGGTGGTGATAGATTTGTTCAGATAGCAGATACAGCGGGGAAAGCTCTTGATGTGGCTGGATCAGTTGCAGATAAAATAAAACAGATACCCGGCTATGATGCAGCAACTCGAGCATATACTCCGTTATTACTTGGAACAAATGCCGTTCAAACTGCTCGCGATATAAAGCAGTCAATCCCTCAGCAAAATCCTACACCAGTGAAGCAGGCTACATTTGTTCTACCTGATGGTAGCAGGGTTGCGGCCCCAGTGGACTCACCACAGGCACCAGCCCCCGGTGGCCAGGATCAAGGGTTTTATGGGCAAGACTTTCAGGGGGATGTGATCAATCCTCAGTACCAACCACAAGGACAAACAGGGCAAGGAGCTTCCGCGACATCTATAGACCCAAATACACCTTATGCAGAGCTTATTGACGCGGCAGCGCGCGCGGGTCTGTCTGTAACGGATTTTCTATCGCTTTATGGTGCCCAGAACGCCCCAACACAGCAAGATTATGAAGGAATCCGCTCAGAGCTTGGTATCCCTGACCTGGTTGATGATGTTTTTCGTCGGCCGTCATTGGACGCTCAGGCTATCTTTGATAACGCATTCAAAGAGGCTCGGTTGCCAGAGCTAAGAGAGAAAATTACCCAGATTGACGCAGAAATCCAAAAAGCGCGAGATCAGCTAAAAGAGGCAATAGGCCAAGAGAATAATAACCCCTTCATTAGCGCACAGTCTCGATCTCTGCGAATCAGAAACATTCAGGACCAGGCGGAGGCTACGATTGCCAACCTCGAGAACCAGAGAGGCTCATTGGCAGACCTTTATAATACCGGCCTTGATCAGGTAGAGGGTGTGGTGACAAGGGCCACAAGTACAGATGAGAATACCAGGATCAGGTCCGCGGAACAGCTCAACTTCCTACTACAGGAGGCAGAGAGACGGTTCGGCGCACTTGGGGCGGAATCAGAAAGAGAGGCGTTGCGATACGTTCCTGATTTCTTGAAGAGAAGCATTGAAGAGTCCCAGAATCAGCCAATGACCGCAGAAGAAATCTTGAAGCTCGAAAACCAAAGACTTACTAATGAAAAGCTCCGAGCCGAAATTGATGGAACGGGTAGGGCTAGTTTCGGCGACACCTCCTCTCTCAGAAAAGAGTTTCTTGCGCGTCCTGAAATCAAAAATTGGCAGGAGATTGACCGATCTTATTCCGCAATGCAAGAAGCATATACCCTGGCAGAAAATGGCGACAACGGTCCAGCTCGCGATGCCCTCATTGTATTGTTCAATAAAATGCTTGATCCGGGGAGCGTTGTTAGAGAAGGAGAATTTGCCCGAACCGCGGAAGGACAATCAGTCATCCAGCAGGCTTTTGAAAGCTCAAAACGACTTGTTCAGGCCGGTGCGGGTATCGATACAGCGACACTCAAACAGGCTCTTGGTGTAGCTGAGGCCCTTTACCAAGCAGGGCAGCAGTCTTACTTCGAGGTTGCAAATGAGTATGTCGACCTGGCAAATCAATTCGGAATCGATCCTCGTAATGTAATTGGATCGAGAGCTGCTCTCTACGACGACGATATTCAAGACCCTTTATTGAATGACCTGAGCACGTCGTTAAACGGCTCAAACCAGATCGGAGAACTGTCTGAGAGGTATGAATCGAAGGGTGATCCCGGGGCTATCGGATACGACAGCACAGGGGGATATTCGTATGGGGTTTATCAGCTCGCCCACAGCAATGCTAAAGATTACGTTGAACAGTCACCGTTTGGGCAATTGTTCGCTGGCCTGAGGTTTAATAGCCCCGAGTTCCGCCAGAGATGGCAAGAGGTTGCGTCGCAGTATGGGGATGAGTTTGCACAGGACCAGAAACAATACATCCAGAGAACACACTTCCAACCACAGGTTGAGAAGATCAAGTCCGCGGGTTTTGATTTCAGCAAGGCTACTCCTGCTTTGCTTGATGTGGTCTGGTCTACAGCCGTTCAGCATGGCCCTCAAACAGACATTGTTGTGAAGGCGATTAAAAAAGCGGGTCCAAATGCGACAGAAGAAGAGTTAATCAAAGAAATTTACGCACAACGCTGGGCAGGAGGGCAAGGGTTTGCAAGCAGCACACCAGAGGTCAAGAAATCCGTTTATAACAGGTTCTTTGGGGAAGGAGGGGAGCAAGCCCTCGCACTAAACAAATCAAGATCATTCAATAGAAGAACCGCTTAAATATATGGCCACACAACAAATGACAATTGAACAGATCGGCAAAGCCTACAAGGAAAAAAATCCGGGCCGATTCGACGGTTTCTCGGATCGAGAGGTTGGAATCACCATGATTCAAAGGAAGCCCGAACTCAAAAACATTGTGTCTACAGAGCGGGCTTCGGTTTCTACCCCAACAGAAGAACTAAAACCATTCCGTCAGAACGTAGACGAATACCTTAAAGACTTCAAGATCGGTGCACTGAAGGGGATTGTTTCAGACGTAAAAGGTGCATCTAGTATCGGAGAGCGAACATTAAATTCCATTCTACAAACGGCCCTACCACGTTCAGCAGAAAGGGCTATCGGTATCGATGAAGCCCCAAACTTGGGTATTGTGGGCCGTCAAAGGGGCGGAGAGACTTCAGCGGCACAGCTTCAAGCGGATGTTGAAAGCCGTTTTGGTTTGAGAGAAGGGGCATTAACAACCGCCTCAAATCCGGCCCAAAGAACGGGAATGATGACAGAACAAGTTGCAGGGTTCCTTCTGCCTGGCAGTGCAGGTCTGCGCGCAGGTCGCGCGGCTGAAACCGCCCTCAAACTGAGAAATGTTCCTAAATGGCTCCAGATAGCCGGCCGAGTCGGAGGAACCGCGGCAGTAGAAGCTGGGGCCGGGGGCGGGGTAACCGCGATCCAGGAAGGCGAAATCAACTCAGACGTTATTAGTAATGCCGTTGTTGCCGGCACACTTCCTATCGTTTTTGCAGGAGCGAGTGCTGCGCTGCGACCTGTCCAGAAGTTTTTATCAGAAAAACTACCTTCAAAAATGATTAACAACTTGATCAGGCCAGGGAAAAATGACTTCAATTTTGGTAAAAACCCAGGACAGGCTGTTGTTGACGAAGGAATCACAGCAAATAGCCGAGAGGGTCTACTAAAGCAAATTCGAGACAAGAAGGATGAGATCGGTGCAATCAAAGGTGACGCCCTAGACGCTGTTCCAGAGGGTATCAACATTGACATCGCTCCGCTCCTAACCCCTATTGATAACGCGATGGAGCAGGCTGTGAAAAGTGGTGAAAGAAACCTGTTTTCACGGCTTCAAGACCTCAAGGACGGATTGACAAAGGAGTTTAGTGTTGTGGATGGAAAGCTGGTTACAGGTGGTGACAAAAGCCTCATTATGACACCAAAACAAGCAGATTTGCTCAAACAGCAGATCGGCAATGATACGAAATGGACAGGACAGGCTTTTGACAATGACATCAACAAGGTGCGCCGAGACCTGTATTCGCGAATCAATGATGCAATTGATGAAGCAGTTGGGCCATTGGGGGAGACTGGTACAAGAATTAAAGAGTTAAATCAACGCTGGGCGAACATGCTTACTGCGGAGAAAGCCCTAGAAAATAGAATTGCGGTTGAGGTGCGGAACAATATGATTAGCCTACAGGATACGGGGGTGGGCGTAGGGGCTGGGATTGCGTCAGTTGCCTCTGGTGCGGGTGCACCACAAGCTATATTAAACAGCCTTACCCTCATCGCAGGCAGAAAGCTAGTTAAAAGCACGGCTGTCTCAACGCGCTTAGCTCAATATCTAGAAAAATTAGCCCCAACTGATCGTGATAATTTATATGCTTCTAAAGTAAACCCAATTGCTACTTTCCCAGGAGTTGGTGTTGTAGCTTATGGTCAGAAAACATTACAAACAAAAGCATCAGCTCTTGATCGTGTTAACGTTCGTAGATTGTTAATTAACTTAAAAAGATTTGTAGGTGGTGTTGGCGAAACATTAGTATTTGAACAAAACACTGCTG